GAACCATCAACTTTATGGATATTTATTTTAGTTATGTTTTTATTAGCACTTGCAATAGTACATATAATGCCAAAATAATTTAACTCTCTTTTTTGATCTTTATATAAGTTTAAAGTGTTTTTTATTACTCTACGATTTCTTTTTGTCATTTTGTTTTCTCCTTTAATTGTTGTTTTCATTTAAATAATCTATCAAATTGGTTGTTAAGGTCAATAGCTAATAAGTGGCTATTTATATAGGTTTTTTAAAGTATTTTACACCTATTAAGAGAATTACGAATATTTTTATGAATTTTGAAATAGCTTTTTACAAATTATTTCATTATACAAAAACTGTATCGCAAGATACTTTATTTTGTTTTCATACGTAAAATAAATCTGGGTGTTGGTTCTTTCTCTTTTCCAGCACCTAGTAAAAAATCATCATGGCTAAAAAAAAAGCAAGAACTAGACTCCAAAAAGAATATTTAAATATGGCTTCTCAATTAGATTGCGTTGCTTGTGGTGCTTATGGAGTTATATTACATCACCCAACTACTGGAAAAGGTTTCTCTCAAAGAGGTGCTGATGAAGATATAATAGCACTATGTCCAGAATGTCATGTAGGTAAATTTTCTATTCATATGGATAAACAAAATTTTATTAAGAAATATGGTACTGAAAAAGAACTTACAGAAAAGACTAGAAGGTTAATTGGACAACTACCAATTGCAAATGACTTCTTTTAACCCTCTAAAACGTGTTTTTACAACCCCCAAGCAACCCCTAGAGCAACCCCTACGGTGCTTAAATAAATCGCACTAATTGGCAATTCTGGAAAGTCTCCCCCCCCATCATATTTGTGAGCAACCCATTACTAATACACACTCTAATACACATACTAATATATATAGGTAGTTCTAATAAAGGTTTGGTCTAGCAAGAAAGAGATTTAATTAAAATTATTAGTTGACTTCATTGTTAAAAGATATATTGACTTATTTATGAAAACAAAACTCACACCAGAAGAAAAAGCATTAAAGAAAAAAGAATATCATAAAAACTTCATGAGAGAATGGAGATCAAAAGTTGGTAGAGAATATCTTCAACTTGTTGAAAGTAAATCAAGATACTCTGAAAACGGTAAAGCTGTTATGTTGGCAAGACAACTTTCAATTAGAGGAATATGTTTAGCTGCTTTTCATACCGCTAAAGCAAGGGCAAAAAAATTTAATAGAGAATTTGACATAACTATTGAACATCTAATACTAATCTATCCAGCTACCCATGTATGTCCAATTAGATTTGTAAAAATGAAACCAGCTATTAATAAAATAGGTTCTGCAAATGCACCAACCTTAGATAGGATTGATAATAATAAAGGATATATTTTAAACAATGTTAGATTTATATCAAGATCAGCTAATAGTAAGAAAGGCAAAAAATAATGTCAAAAGATAAAGGATTTATAACAGTTCATAGAGATATTTATTACCATGATGAATTAACATCTATATTAGATCAATCAGTATTTATTCACATGACTTCTGCCGCAACCCATGAGTCGAAAAAAATTTTTTTCAAAGGTTCTAATATTCCTTTAAAAAGAGGAGAATGTACTTACCCTATAAGAGATATGGCTAAGAAGTGGGGAATTAGCAGACAAAAAATGAGATCATTAATAGATAGATTAATTTATTATAGTATGATATCAACTAGATCAGCAAGATTAAATAGCGGTAATTCTATATTTGCTAAGGTAACAGTTATTAATATTCTTAATTACGATAGATACCAAAATAAGTTTAAAGATCAACATATAGAACAACCCCACGAGCAACCACTACATATTGCGAATAAACCACCAATAGCAAGGGTTAAAAAAAGACAACCCCCCACAGACAACCCTATAGACAATACTAGAATAATAAAATCCTTACTAGAAACAGCTTTAGACCCTAACTTACGAATGACTATAAAGGATATAACAGCAATAGATCAAGAAACAGTTGGATATACTAGAAGCGGAACTGAAATGCCTTATGATGAATACACTAAAGACTCAGATGGCAGTAAATGGAAAAGACATAAATTTAAACCTAACGGAATGGAAAAAATATGATATGCTTTATTGTTAAACTTTACAAACAATTAAGATTAAGATATGGATTGTGTAGAATGCATAAAAGACTAAAAAAACGAAGAAATAGACGATAATGGATAATGACAATATTAAACCAGATACTAATGAGATAGAAGAAGTAGATGAGAATAGTGTAGGCAGACCTAAGTCTGATTTAGATACAGATATTATTGCTAATCTTGCTGCTATTGGAAGTACACAAGTAGAAATTGCAAGTGTTATGGGAGTTTCTGTTAGAACCCTACAAAGACACCATGCCGATTTAATAGAGAGATCAAAGAATAAAGGTAACACAAGTTTAAGAAGGGCTATGTATAAAAACGCTTTAGAGAAGAATAACCCACTTATGATGATCTGGTTGAGTAAGAATGCTCTAGGAATGTCCGATAAAGTTATTAACGAAAACATTGAGAATAAACCCTTACCACTAATCATAGATGGTGAGAATTTAACAACAGTAGAGGAAGATAAATAATGGCTGGTAATGTATATGGTAATACAATCAATTACGAAAAAACTAAGAAAAGAACTTCAATAGGTGGTGGCAGAAAAAAGACATCATCACTAAATAAACACAAACGTAGGCAATCTAAAGGAAAGGGTAAATGAAATGTTATGTATGCGAGAAAGAGTTTAATAACTGGAGTAAAAATTACGCTTGTAGTAAAGAGTGCAAAAGTGTATGGTTTTCAGATAAAGAAATAAAACAACCAATAAAAGAGGAAAATAATGAACGACCCATTAAAAGACTTATTAGACATAACTAATAATAAAGCACCAATAGGAGAGAACACCTTCTTAAAACTGCGAGAAGAAAAACTAAGGTTAAAAGAAGAATTAGAAACAGTAAAGAATCAAAGAGATAGATTCATACGTAAAATGGCTAAGATATTAACAATGCTAGATAGCGACAAAGATAAAGCAATAATAAAGATAATTAAAACATGACCTACAAACCTTTAAATTACAATCTAACTATAGGGTTATCTACAATAGATGGATTGGGATTAATAAGCACAGAGGCAATACCTAAAGATCAGAACTTAGGATTGTTTCATTATCACTTAAGTGAATTAGAAATACTTAGAACTCCATTGTCTGGGCATTGTAATCACTCAGATGAACCCAACTGTTATAAGAGCAAGGGTTCTTTTCATGGTTCTAATCAAAGAGTATATCTATTTACCTTAAGGGATATTAAAGAAGGTGAAGAATTAACAATTAAATACGATATGTACAAAGTATAAATATGAATAGAAAAAATAGTTTTATATTTAGGTTATTATCAATAATACAAAAATTAAGATTGCAAGGTAGATTTGATATAGCTATAAAGCTAAGAGATAAATATGCAAACAGATAAATATAAATGGTATAAGGATAGTTCTGTAATATATTTTATTGTTATATCAACTATTATAGCCTCATTATGGACTTACGGATTATGCCAATAGATAATAAAAAACGAGGAATATTTTACCCAGACGGTAGGATAATTCCTTATAAAATGCCAAACGATTATAGAAAGCAATCAAGTGCTAATAGTTGCGGTAATTGTGGAATGTTCTCTAATAGAAGATTTTATTGTGGAGTTCATAACTCAATGGAAGTAAGGGACACTTGGACTTGCAACAGTTGGAGAAAACGAAGGATTAAACGTGACGACTAACATATATGGCGACAAACATAAATGTATAAGCTGTGATAATGTTTCAGACATAATAGAATATAATAAACATTATTGTGCAGATTGTTATTACTTTCATATTACTGGTAAAACTATAGAGGAAGATGATAAGAAGTTTAAAGAATGATATCACTAACACTAACTATAGTTGATGTAATTATATTACTATTATTTGGATTAATAGCTAAGATTATACTAAATAAAAAAGATGATATAATGTCGCACTGTAAAAGACGAATGGGTTTCATTTTAAAGAGCAAAAAGAACAAAGTTAGAACGAAGTAATCCTTTACAATTAAACCTAAAGGCGTATAACTATTGAATGATTACAACAGACAAAAACATATTAAAAGCAGTTCAACCCATTAAAATGTTTAAATTATTTTATGGTAAATACCCAAACCAAGAAACTATAAGAGCAGTATGTAATATTAATAATAAGCAATATAAAGAAGCGTTAAAAATAGCAAAAGAAACTAACAATAACTAAGAAAGAGAATATGAACGATAAATTAACAATGAAACAAATAAGTGCTAAAGGAAGAAAGTACATAAACAAAAGAATAGATTATGTACAAGCGGCATTAAAGAAAGATGACTATGAAAGCAGACCTCTAAAAGATTTTAGCGAATTGGTATTTCTAATTGGAGATCAGTTTGACAATATGTTAAAGACAAGTATAAATAAATAATTAAAGGAGAGAGCATAATGAAATATCTAATAATACTTATATTACTATCTAGTTGTTCCTCATCTGACTGGAATCCAAACTTTAGTATTGCAAAACAATTATTAAAAACTATAAATAAACCAAGTAACTAAAAAGGAAAAGCATGATAATACTAGGATATCCAATACACCGAAAGCATAATAGAACAGTTGTTAAGATCGCAATAGCTGTAATAATATTAATAGGAGTTTTAATAATTTGGTAACGCCAATACTAATATCAATAGTTCTAGTAATGATACTTGGTCTAAGGTGGACTCTAAGAGTTTTAATAATAGCAACTTTAATATCTATGGTAGTTTTATAATGATTAAAACATTAGTTATATTTATAGTTTCTGCCAATAGTCATTTCACCATTGATTCTAAGATAGATTATTTATATTTCAATATAGGACATACTAATAAAAATTGTATGGAATTAGTAAGCGAGTTCAGAGATAACAATACAACTTATGAGAATATTCCTCAAAAAAGAAGTAATCATATATTGGAAGATGGTAGTGTGTTTATAGGCGGGACTTGTCTTTAATGTAAAAATAAGATAATAAGGATATATGAAAAAACTAGGTTTATTTTATATAATCATATTATCAATAATCTTAACGATATTTTCATTTAACGCTAAAGCACAACACTCAAACGTAGTAAGTGAATATCAATACAAACAAGAATTTAACAAGACATTAGAAGAAGTTAGAGTGTATTTTAAAGAAGTAACTGGTAGAGATACCACAACTCAGATATCAAATATAAATAACTTTCCAGCAACTTCACAAATAGTAGCTTACTGTATGCCAAACACAAGAGATACACCTTCATTTTTAGCCTTCAATCACACACTATTAAAAACAATGCCAGAGGATATGTTTCAAATTATATTACATGAATTTGTACATTGTGAATATAGAATAGGACATATCCAAGTAGGTGGTTCTTTTATGAATGATAGTGGCAATCAAGGTTTATCAGTAGAGAAAGTTAAGAAGCAGTTTGTGTTATTTCATAAATGGTATATGGATAACTACGAAGCTATGAGGTAATACTGAAAATATCACTAACGAAACCACAGTTCGCAGTAAGCGATTCAAAAGCTAGATTCAGAGTATTAATATCTGGAAGAAGATTTGGTAAGACATTCCTATGTATTACTGAGATGATGAAAGTAGCAACTCAAAAGAATAAGAAGATTTGGTATATAGCACCCACTCATAAGATGGCTAAAGAAATTGTATGGGCAGACCTAAAAGCTATGCTACATTCTTTTAATTGGATTCAAGACATCAACGAAACAAATTTAACTATTAAAATAAGAGGCTCAGGAAGTACAATATCATTAAGAGGTGCTGAAAACTTTGATGGTTTAAGAGGTAGTGGATTAGACTTTCTTATATTAGATGAGTTCGCTGATATAGATAAACGAGCATGGTATGAAGTATTAAGAGCATCAACAGCAGATAAAGAAGGTAGAGTATTATTTTGTGGAACCCCTAAAGGTTATGGTAACTGGAGTTATGAGTTATACTTAAAAGGAAAGCAAGATAATAACTGGGAGTCTTTTCAATATACTACAATAGAGGGCGGTATGGTTTCTCAAGAAGAATTAGATCAAGCCAAACAAGATATTGATATTAGAACCTATAGACAAGAATTTGAAGGTACGTTTGAAAACTATGCTGGTTCTGTTTATTATAACTTCCACCCAGTAGAGTCAGTAATCAAGAAAGAAATTGATTGGGAGAAACCTATTCATATCGGAATGGACTTTAACGTTGACCCAATGAGTGCTGCTGTATGTCAAATAGAAAAGGATAAGATATATTTCTTAGATGAGATTATTATATACTCAAGTAATACTGATGAGATGTGTCAAGAGATTAGAGATAGATATGGTTCTAATCAACCGATATTTGTATATCCAGACCCAGCAGCTAAACAAAGAAAAACTTCTGCTGGTGGTAGAACCGATCTAAGTATATTAATGAACGCTGGATTTAAAGTTAAAGTTAAAAACAAACACCCAGCTATTAGAGATAGAGTAAATGCTGTAAATACTAAATTAAAAGATAGTAATGGAGTTAGGCATATTTTTATTAGCAATTCGTGTAAAACTCTGCTAAAAGGATTACAACGACAAATATATAAAGAAAATACGAACATACCAGATAAAGAACAAGGATTTGACCATATGAATGACGCACTAGGCTACTTAATAGATTTTATCAAACCACTTACTACACAAACAACTTATTCCAAACCTACAAGATGGGGCGTTAAGTAATGGCTTATACTAGAGATCAAGTAAAAGAAACTCATGTAGATTATAATAGTCAAGTAGGGAATTGGGAATATTATATCAGATCATATAATGGTGGTAATGATTATGCTGCTGGTCAATATCTTAATAGATACAATTTAGAATTAGCCAGTGAATACAACGCTAGAATTACTAACACTCCTTGCGATAACCATTGTAAAAATATCATTCAAATATACTCATCATTTTTATTTAGAGTTAAACCTACTAGATTTTTTGAATCAATGAGTGAGGAAGCGTCACTAGACTCATTCCTTAAAGATGCCGATTTAGAAGGTAATACATTTAATAGTGTAATTAGACAAGCACAAAATTACTCAGCTATTTACGGTCATGTTTTATTAATGTTAGATAAACCTAACGTTCAAACTGGTACAAGAGCAGAAGAACTAAGTCAAGATATTAGACCTTATGTTTCAATAGTAACTCCAGAGAATATTTATGATTGGAATTACAGTAGATCAATTAATGGTAAATATGAATTAGATTACTTAAAGATTAGAGAAGAAGTAGATAAGTTCGGTGGACAATACTTTAAACTTTGGTATCAAGATAAAATAGACACAGTATATTTAGAATCAGATAATAAAGAACCTGAGTTAATAGATTCAGTACCAAACAAAATAGGTAAGATACCAGCAGTAATATTATATAATGCTAAGTCTGCTATGAGAGGAATAGGTCTATCCGATCTATCTGATATCGCTGATCTACAAAAATCTATCTATAATGATTACTCTGAAATAGAACAATTAGTAAGATTATCTAATCACCCTTCATTAGTTAAAACACCTAGTACAAATGCTAGTGCTGGTGCTGGTGCTATCATAGAAATACCTGATGAATTAGAACCTAATTTAAAACCTTACTTACTTCAACCGTCTGGTTCTAGCTTAACTTCA